CCAAATGAGTTAACTAAACATCCAACTTCAGAAGTATTTGATTTGGTATTATCAACAAATCGTTCTTCATTTATACCAGAGGACTACCCCCTACCCAATGGGGAATTATTACCACAAATCCCATTAACTGTATTGGCTACCACAAATAGTTCTGGTATTGGTCGTAACTGGGTTAAAAAAAGATTCATTGATAAAGGGGAGCGAGGTGAAATAGTTAAAGTTCCAATCGAGATTTTTAATCCTCGAACACAAGAACAAGAGATTATTTATCGGACACAAACACATATCTTTAGTTCGTATAAAGAAAATACAAAGCTAACACCTGAGTATATTGCCCAATTAGAATCTATTGAAGACCCGATTCGTAGGGCACAATGGCTACTTGGTTCATGGGATAATGATGGTGAAGGTGGTCGTTTTGATTATATTTGGGAAAGTAAGGTTCACGTTATTGAGCCATTTGATATTCCAAAAGCATGGAAAATAGACCGCTCATTCGATTATGGTAGTTCTGCTCCATTTAGCGTACTGTGGTTTGCTGAATCCGATGGTTGCGATATTATTCTTCGTAATGGTAAAACTCGCTCAACGATTAAAGGGGATATCTTCTTAATTCATGAATGGGCAGGATGTGACCCTAAAGACAACAATAAGGGTCTTAGAATGCTTGCAACAGATATTGCCAAGGGAATTGTTGAGCGTGAACTCATGTGGGGCATATATGACCGTTGTGTAGCTGGTAATGCTGATAATGCTATCTGGAATGTGGATAATGGAAACTGTATTGCTGCTGATATGCAAAAACCAGTAACCATTGGCAATAAAGTATATCAAGGTGTGACTTGGACTCGCTCAGATAAATCATCGGGAAGCCGTATTGCTGGATGGGAGCGTATTTCTGAATACTTAGTAAATGCAAAAGTAACTGAAGCAAAACCATTTCGTGAAAAAGCGGGATTGTTTATTTTTAATACTTGTGATAATTTAATTGAGGTATTTCCTTATCTGCAAAGAGATGATAAGAACCTTGATGATATCGAAACTAAACGCCAAAATGACCATTGTGCTGATGCATTACGTTATAAGATTTATGGTTTAAAAACAGGAAGTCGAAGTGGTAAAACCAAAGGACTATAATTTATCAAACACCTAAACACCATCTATCAACAATTAAAATCAAGTGCGACTAGGAGAGGTATTCCTTTTAGGTTAACCAAACTACAATTATATGGATTAGATTACCCTACCGTGTGTCCAATATTAGGTATCCCCCTCAAATGGAATAAAGGTAAAGCCTATGATAACTCCTATAGTTTTGATAGAATTGATAATAATGGCGCATATGAAATAGGAAATATTGTTGTGGTATCTAATCGTGCTAATAGACTTAAGGGTAATGCAACGGTTGAAGAATTGGTTAAGATTGCAGAATTCTATAAAAATATTGACAATTTGAAATAAGGCATTATAATTAATCATAACACGGCTCTGAGTCACGAGAGTTCTTTAAGTTTATCGTACTGACTGATGGAAAGACATCAACTATCAAACCTCATCAAATCCCCAATCAAATCCTTGACAAAACCCACTAACTTGTGGTAATGTGTTCTTTTCTAACCACCTTATACTAACCTAAAGGTAAAATAATAATGGCTTTAAAAGAATTCTTACAAGAAGTTAAATCGCTAAATAGCGATGCTGGTATTCAATTGACCAATGCGGATACCCGCGCTGTGATTGATAATGTGTTCAAAGCATTAACGGCTCAGACATCAATTCGTATTCCAAATTTTGGTGCATTCAAATTGAAAACTCGTGCTGCTCGTGCTGCAAGAGTGGGTAGAAATCCGTCTACAGGTGAAGCATTGAATATCGCAGCTAAACCAGCGACACAATTTCTCGCATTCAAGCAAGCTAAGTAATAAAACTATAGTGAGGACGTAATGGCAGAAGATTTAGAAAATAGAATCGCGGAATTAGAAGGAATCATCAAACGTCTATCTGCGGTAGAAGTCAAGAAACCCTCACTGTGGGATAAAGTAAAATATAAATTATCCGAACAAGGAACTCAACGAGGACTTATGTTATTAATTCCTATGTTGCTGATTTCTTGGTTTGGTATTGAAAAAGATACAGCCGTTGAAATTGTCACAGGTGTGATTGCTTTAGCTTCTGCTCATGACATAGTTACTGAAGGATAAAAATTTATGAGTATTAGTTCTACACATCCACTTTATGATGAAGCAATTCCCGATTACACTTTAATGCGGGATTGTTATAAAGGCGAGAAACAGGTTAAAAGTAAAAGTGAGACGTATCTACCTCCAACGGGCGGTCAAACACTTGATGGTATGGGTATTGGTCAAGATGGGCGCACTGCATATAACGCTTATAAGCAACGAGCTGTCTACCACAACTTTGTACATGATGCTGTTGAATCTTATTTAGGTCTTCTCCACTATAAACCCACTCAAATATCACTTCCTCCAGAAATGGAATTTTTGCGCGATAAAGCAAGTATTAATGGTGATAATATTGACCATTTATTACGGAGGATTCATGCGCAACAATTTATTACTGGGCGTGTTGGTTTATTGCTTGACATTGATACTAGTGGCTCTGGCAACCCATATATTGCTATATACGATGCAGAGCATATTACTAATTGGGATGAAGGCTCTGATAATGTCGGGTTCAATGCTCTAAATCTTGTGGTACTAGATGAGTCCACATGGGTAAGACGCGACTTCTCATGGTTTGAAGAATTTAGATATCGTGTTCTTTCATTGGGTGATTTAGTTCTTAATGAAGAAGATTACACAACAAGTGAATATTCGCAAGCTGTTGTGATTATGGGTGAAAATGGGGTCATGATTGACCGTGCGCTATACACACCTAAGTATCGTGGTCAAACATTAAATGAAATCCCATTTGTGTTTATTAATACAAAAGATATTGCCGCTAAACCTGATATCCCACCATTACTCGGATTAGCTAATCTATCGATTGCAATCTATCGTGCTGAAGCAGATTATCGTCATACACTCTATATGCAAGGTCAAGATACACTTGTGGTAGTAGGTGGCTCTAATGACCAAGACCAAGCAACTCGTGTGGGTGCAGGTGCTAAAATTGATGTAGATATGGGCGGTGATGCCAAGTTTATTGGTGTGTCTTCCTCAGGTCTTGCTGAGATGCGTCAAGCTCTACAGAACGACAAAGAAGCCGCTGTGACTAAAGCTGGTCAGTTAATGAACAGCAACAGCAAACAAGAGTCAGGTGATGCACTTAAGATTCGTATGGCGGCTCAGACAGCAAGTTTGAATCAAGTAGCTGTGACTGCGGCATATGGATTAGAGCAATTGCTTAAAAAGTTAGCACGTTGGATGAATGTGGATGAAACTCAAGTTAAGGTTATTCCGAATTTACAATTCGCGGATAAGAATATGACTGGTCAAGACTTTGCGCAACTTGTGGCTGCAAAACAAACTGGTTTACTTCCTATCTCGGATGCAGCGTTACATGAAATCTTAAAATCTCAAAATCTAACTAAAATGGATTATGAGCAAGAACGCAAACAAATAGATAGTGAAGATTTAGCTCCACCAATCCAAGTTCAACCTGTTAAACAACCGACCACTACTGTGACAGTAAATGGTCAAGAAGACGATATGACTGACAATGGTGTTAGTCCAACACAAGGCTAATGTTAGCCGAACCTTAGAGGATTTTTAAAGATGGCTTTAAAATACGAATTAACGAGTTTAGACGAAATTGATGCATCACTTCATGATTTATATACATCTGTTGATGATGGTTCAAAATATGTACTTGATGTTGAAGGTGTGAAACCTTTAACTGAATTCAATACTGTGTACTCTGCTCTGCAAAAAGAGCGTAATGATGCAAAGACAATCAAGCAGAAATTGTCTTTATTTGGTGAACTAGAACCCGAATCTGTGCAACAACAGTTAGCACGAATCAAAGAATTAGAAGCCGCATCTGAAGGCAAGATTGATGATGCAAAATTAGAACAAATGGTTGCCGCTCGATTAAATGCGAAGCTACAACCTGTGATTAGTGAGAAAGAGTTATTGCTCTCTAAAACAAAAGAATATGAAGAACAATTAAATCGTTATCAAACGATTGAGCGTCAACGTAGAATGAATGATGAGTTCACGAGTAAAATCAGAGCCGCTAAAATTGATTCACGTTTTGAAGAAACTGTGATGCTTAAAGCAGAAAGATTGTTTGTGGAAACTGATGATGGTAAGTTCTTGACCAAAGACGATTACCTTCCATTTGAAGCGTGGTTAGCACAGCAACAGCAAGTGACAGCATTCTGGTGGGGTGAATCTCAAGGTGGAGGTTCTAAAGGCTCTGGTGGTACTACACGAGTCGATAATCCATTTGCGTCAGGTAATATGACTGAACAAGCAAAACTCATGTCTGAAAACCCAGCCTTAGCACAACAATTAGCTAAAGCCGCAGGTAGTAAATTAGTTTTTTAAAATATGCTTGACAGGTCTTAGGATGTGTGAAATAATCAGCCATAGTTTATTTTTTGTGGCAATAAAATTTAAATTTTTCATCTCGTAGGTTCTCCTCTTGGTTTCTAGCATGAACCTCTCCATCATGCTAGGAATCTCTTAAACGATTTAAGTTAGATTGTTTAATAGATTCTTTGTTCATTTTGTGTTTCTCCTCTCTGCTTACCTCTGCCCTAGTGGATTATCTTCTAGGGTATTTTTTTATCAAAACTCTTGACAATTAAGCATTTTTAGTGTAACTTACCATTATAAATCTACATGGGTAGGTTAACAGAATATAATAATTTCACACATGGGTGCAGAAATGAAATACACTAAAAACATTATTCAAAAGGATTATTTACAATGGCAACAGCTACACAACTTTCGGCATTAGTCGTACCTCAGTTATTCACACAGTACACACAACTTGCAACTGAAGCAAAATCAAAATTGATTCAATCTGGTGCAATTGCGCGTTCTTCTTACTTAGACAATTTCTTAGTTGGCGGTGGTAACATTGTTACTATGCCTTTCCACAAAGATTTAACTCGTGTTAACTCTAACGTATCTAGCGATGACGATTCAGTATTGTCAACTGCAAAAGCATTCTCAGCGGCATCTATTGTACAACACAGATTGAGCCGTAACCAATCTTGGACTTCTATTGATTTGTCTGCTGATATCACAGGTTCTGACCCATTAGCAAACATCGTAAACCGTGTGTCTAACTACTGGGCATGGGATTTACAATCACACGTTGTGGCTACTTTACAAGGTGTATTTGCGGATAACGCGGCTGCTCCTACTGGTACAGAACACGTTCAAAATGACATGACCGTTGATGTTAAAGGTGCATCTTTCACTGCTGGTGTGACTAACTTCACTGCTGATGCATTGATTGATACTTTAGCAACTATGGGTGATTCTTTCGGCAACTTAAGCACATTACTTGTTCACTCAATCGTTTATGCTCGTATGCTTAAAAATGACTTGATTGACTTCATTCCTGATTCACAAGGTAAATTGACTATCCCAACATTCATGGGTCTTCAAGTTGTGTATGACGATATGATTCCACGTTCTTCTGGTGTATTTGAATCATATGTTCTTGGTCAAGGTGCTGTTGAATTAGGTATGGGTACTCCTAAAACACCAACTGAAGTGTTCCGTAATCCTTCTGCTGGTAACGGTTCAGGTGTTGAAACATTGTACAGTCGTACTGAATGGGTTATTGCGCCTATGGGTACTTCTTATGTTGGTACTGCTACAGGTGGTGGTGCATCAGTTACTACTTTACAAGCAGCTGGTTCATGGCAACGTGCTTACCCAGAACGTAAACAAATTCCTATCGCACGTTTAATTACACGCGAATATTAAGATTGTTTAAATCTAGGTGTGGGGGAACAACTCACACCTAGTTTCACATTAAAGATATAGGAATAAGAAAATGGTTGTTGATTTATTAAGCGTATTAAAGAGCTTAGACCCATTTGATGAAACAGTATGGACTGATGACGGTTTGCCTGCACTTGATGCTGTGAAAGCATTGGTCGGTGACTCAGAATTAACTCGTGACGATATCAACAAAGTAGCATTAGGTTTACTTCGTGATAACGTAGCGACATATACGACTCCACCAAAAGCGTCTAAAAAACAAAAAGAAGTTATTGAAGAAACCGTACCTGAAGCACCTCTAGCGGTAGCTGTTATTCCTGCTGATGACCAAGACGCATTACAAGTTGAACTTCAAGCAGCGCACAATGAACTTCAAGGTTTGCTTGCACAAAAACAAGCTATTGAAGCACAGATTCTTGATTTAGATTCACGTCATAAAGCATTAGAGCGTCAAGTTATTCACAAAAGTGATTCAGAAGAAAACGCATTAGTTATTGCTGAATATGTAGCATCAGCACAACGTGAACGTGATTTAAAGGCTGAAAAAATTAAGCAATTAGAAGAATCAGGTCTTTCTGTTAAAGAAATCCTTGATATTATTAAACCACCTAAACGGAAAAGAAAATGAGTGAAGGATGTTATACCTTTTTCGGGACGGTTGTTGATAACAATGGATTGCTAACACAAACTCGTTCTGATATTACTACTGTTACTGGTAGAAGCAATACGTTGTTTGCACCAGCTCTTTCAACACTTGTGGTTCATATTTCTGGAACAGCGAGCATTACTTTAATCAGTAATCCATTCCGTGATACCGCAAAAGATATTACAATCTCAACAATTTCGGCATCAGGTCGTACCACTATCGCAAGTGCTGATTACGTTGCATTAAATGTAACTGCTGTTTCTGGCACTGTGACCGCAGTATTAGTTCCTAACGAGGATTAAAAATGGCTAAGTATCTTCCAGACATGAGAGCAGGTGATGATTACAATATTCAATTACGGATATTGGATAACAACAGCAATGTGGTTAATATCACAGGGTATAAGTTCTGGTTGACACTGAAATCATCCTTTGAAGATTTAGATGTTGCGGCTGTACTTCAATTCAGCACCGTTGCTGGCTATAATAATAATGACCAACCAACACAAGGCATTTGTTATTTAGCTGTCCCTGCCGCATTAACAAAGCCTATTGTGGCGGGAAGTTACTACTACGATATTCAGCAAGAAGTAGGGACAAATGTTACAACTGTTCTTCCACCTGTGGCTGATTATAAAGATAAAATCATAGTTGTTCCTGAAGTAACGAGAGCTGTATGACCGCAATTACTGTCACAACTGAAAATAGCATTATCGAAGTTAGCCAAGTTGTCACTACGTTAACTGGTGCTTTTCCTGCAGGTCTTCGTGGTGAAAAAGGTGAAGCTGGTGCAATATCAGCTATCTTACCTAGCACATTACCGATTGTTAATAGTTTAACAGCACTGGCATACGATACTATTTCTGCAAAATTAGTTGTGGCTAGTCATGATAATCTCAATATTATTGGTAAAGTAGTTGGTATCACTAAAGGTGCATCATCGGCTGGTTCATATGTGACGATTATTAGCACGGGTGGTCAACTAGATGGTTTTTCAGGATTAACAGTTGGTGCAAAATATTATTTATCGACCAATGGTCAATTAACCACCACTGTGCCTACAACAGGGTTCATTCAACAAATAGGTGTTGCCATGACCACAACAATGATTGCTGTGAATCTTGGACTACCAATTAGTACACAATAGGAATAATATGCCAACTCCAAAATATCTAATAAATAATACAGGAACTATCACTGAAACATCAGCCGCTTCTATTGGTGGTGCAATTGATTCTGATAAAATTCCTGCTCTTGATGTAAATGGTAAATTAACACTTGCAATGATGCCATCGGGTTTATCTGGTAAAGATGTTCAAAGTATCGCAACATCCGAATCACTTGCAGCAGGTAATTTAGTTAATATCTGGAATAATGCGGGTGTATTTAATGTTCGTAATGCGGATGCAACTAGTGTGGCTAAGAAAGCTCATGGCTATGTTTTAGCTGCGTTTACACATCCAGCTACAGCAGAAGTTTATTTTGAAGGCACTAATACTTCATTAACAGGCTTAACTGCTGGCGATGTATATCTTGCTACCACAGCGGGTCAATTAACAAACACACCTCCATCAAGCACAAATCAAATTATTCAACGTGTTGGTGTTGCAACATCTGCAACATCTGTGAATGTTGAATTCTCAGACCCTATTGTATTAGCGTGATATCATGACAGCTCGTTATCCGCTAGTACGAGTTGGTGCTGATATAAGTGAGCTTCCTGCGGGAGATACGCTTCTTGGTGTGGTATCTAGTGGTTCAGCAGAACAAATTCGCCAAGCCGTTAAAAACTCAACAGGTGCAATTTTATTAAAAGGACAAGCAGTCTATATTAGTGGTGCATCTGGTGCAAATGTATTAGTTTCATTATCAAGAGCCAATGCTGAGAGTACGTCTAGCAAAACATTAGGTTTAATAGAATCAAATATTGCTGTTGGCGCAAGTGGTTATGTTATCACTGAAGGAACATTGACTAGTTTAGATACTTCAATGGCACTCAATGAAGGCGACCCTATATGGCTTAGTCCTACGACTGCTGGTGGTCTTTTATACGGATTAAATAACAAACCAGCCGCACCATATCATATGGTGTATTTGGGTGTTGTGACTAGAAAAAATGCAAATAACGGTTCTATATTTGTTAAAGTACAGAATGGATTTGAATTAGACGAATTACATAATGTCGCAATAAATGTTCCTACACACGGTGATGTGTTACAATATGATTCCGTTACATCATTGTGGAAAAATGATACCATTGCAGGTGGTGCTGGAACAACTGTATTAGCCTTTGCTAATTTCAATGTGACTGATGGCGAGCTTATTGTGGAACATTTATCATCTTTTAACCCATCTATTGTTGATGGTGAATTTATTGTGGAGTATACACCGTTATGACAACAAGTAATTTAGGACGCATTGCTGTTGTATCACAAGGCGATTGGGTTGCGGGAACATATAAAGCACTGGATATTGTGAGATATAATGGTGCGGCATATATTGCTAAAGTAGGGACATCAACTGTACCAACAAACACTAGTTATTGGTCATTACTTGTGAATGATGGTACGCCAAATTATACATGGATTAAGTATGCGGATGATATAAATGGCACAGGATTAAGTGATTCTCCAACAGGAAAAGTTGCTATTGGTATCGCAGTCAATAAAACTACTGCGACTGAATCCACTACCGCATCTGATTATGCTTGGTCACAAATAAGAGGTGATACGGGTTTAACTGGTTCATCTTTGTATACTTGGATTAAATATGCAGATGATGCAATTGGAACAGGTTTAAGTAATACATCAACTGGCAAATTATATATTGGTATTGCTGTAAATAAAACATCTGCTACAGAATCAACAACAGCAAGTGATTATGAATGGACAGCAATAAAAGGTGATACTGGCACAACCCTTTACACATGGATAAAATATGGTGATGATACCATAGGAACGGGATTATCCGATTCCCCTACAGGAAAAACCTATATCGGTATAGCAGTTAATAAAACTAGCGCAACTGAATCAACCACTGCTAGTGACTATGCTTGGAGTTTATTAGGTAGTAGTGGTGGTGGAAGTGGTACAGTAACAACGGTATCAGTTGTTAGTGCAAATGGTTTTGCAGGAACAGTTGCAACTGATACAACAACGCCAGCTATTACACTGACAACTAGTATTTCTGGAATGTTAAAAGGAAGTGCTAGTGCGTTAGTTGCGGCTACTACTGGAACAGATTACAGCGCAGGAACTTCTGCTTTAGCAACAGGTATTTTAAAAAGCACAACATCAACAGGCGCATTATCAATTGCTGTTGCCGCAGACTTTCCAACGCTTAACCAAAACACCACAGGGACAGCGGCTAACTTAACTGCGGCAACTACATTACCAAGCGGCATAACATTAGTTGCACCGCTATTAGGAACACCTGCAAGTGGCACACTTACAAACTGTACTGGCTATACTTATGCTAATCTAGGTGGAACAGTTCCAACGTGGAATCAAAACACGACAGGAACTGCCGCTAATGTAACAGGTATTGTCGCTGTTGCTAATGGCGGCACAGGAACTGCTACGCCTGCATTGGTAGCAGGTTCAAACGTAACAATTACAGGCACATGGCCTAATCAAACTATTGCGGCATCTGGCGGTGGCGGGGGTGCAACAGTTTTGCAAGTATTAAATCACGCTTTAACGGTAATAAATGTGGCATTGGCAAATGGGTTTCTTCCTGTTTTAAACCATGCTGGAACAACAATCAATGTGGGGGTAAGTTAATATGACTTCTCGGTATCCATTAATATTAAATGGAACAACAATACAAGAGTTGCAAACAGGTGATACGCTTACTGGTTTTGCTTCTTCTGGTTCAAACAGCGATATTACTTCGCTTTCTGGTTTGACAACTGCTTTAACAGTAGCGCAAGGCGGCTCTGGTGCGACAACATTAACCGGTGTAGTAAAAGGTAACGGAACAAGTGCTTTTACCGCAGCGACAGCCGGAACAGATTATGTTGCACCGGGCGGAGCATTAGGCACACCTTCTAGTGGTACGTTAACAAACTGTACTTTTCCAACACTTAATCAAAACACTACAGGTACAGCAGGTAATTTATCTGGTACGCCTATATTACCTTCTGGCATTACACTTAGCGCATCAACACTAGGTGGCGATTTAACGGGCGGTGATTATTCACTGACTCGGACAATGTATAAAGATACAGGTTGGGTTTACTACAATAGCACTACCACAGCAGCTTTAGACTACACCAACGGCTCACAGCAACGCTGGGCACCAACGGCTTCAAGCAGTCCTACGCTAACAATTACAAACTGGCCTCCATCGGGTAACTTAGGTGAGCTTTTAATTGAAGGAGTTAATTTAGGCGCAGCAGGTACAATTACATGGCCAACGATTAACTGGATTACGTCTACGGGTGCGACAACAACTACCTTTGCCTCTAATGGTGTGACTTTGCAAACGTCTGGTACAGACTGGTGCTTACTTTGGACTCGTGATGCGGGTACAACCATTTATGGGAAGTTTGTGCGATGACTATGTTATCTAGGTTTGCAACGCTTGGTGGATTACCCGGCGACCCTTATTGGAATAATGTGTCGTTATTGGTGGTTGGGAATGGAACAAATGGTACAACAACTAATATTAAAGACTCATCTAGTCACGCATATAGCATTACTGTTAATGGTAATACCGTAATTAGTACAGCACAAAGTAAGTTTGGTAGTGGGTCATCTATTCTTTTTGATGGCATCACCGATTACTTAGATGTTGGAAACACATCGTTGGTAATTCAAGGCTCAACAGCTTTTACATTAGAAGCATGGATATACCCTACCTCAGTTTCAGGGGATTTGTGTATATACGATACACGAACAGTCGGTGGAAGTGGATTTGTATTGTTTATAAATTCAACTGGGAAGTTGCAAGTTTTTGACTCTGGAGGAATGCTAAAAACTGCATCAACAACAACTTTAGTAATTAATAGCTGGCAATTTATCTCACTTGTTAGAACATCAGGGTCATCAGTAGTAACATATTATGTTAATGGTACTGCCGCCGGTACATTTACTTTAAGTTCATTTGCCGCTGCATCTTCACAACGTATTGGAGCAAGAAATGATACATTGTTTGGGTATGCGGGATATATGTATGATTTTAGATGCACAAATGGGGTAGCTAGATACACAGCCTCAAATACACCGCCTCCATTCCCACCGACTGCACCTATGCCAACTTACTAGGATAAAAACATGAAAATAGCCATAATTGAAAATAACCAAATCCTATCTCATGGTGAGCATACAGAGGTGTTTCCTAACGTATCGTTTCCACCAGAAGGGATTGACTTGATGTGGGCGCAAGAGCGTCACGCTTACCAAATACAGTCTGATAAAGCACATTCACAAACACAAAAACTTACTTCAGTTGAGCCATATATTGAAGGTGGTGTAGTGTTTGACGTGATTGTTGAAGCTAAAACACAAGATGAGCTAGACGCTGAGAAAACGCAAAAAGCCAATGAAGTGCGTGCCAAACGCAATATGCTACTCACACAGTCAGATTGGACACAATTAGCTGATGCACCTGTAGACAAAGCTGCATGGGCAACTTATCGGCAAGAACTTAGAGATATAACATCTCAAGTAGGTTTTCCATTTAATGTACTCTTTCCAAACCCACCTTTATAGGATTTAATTATGTCTATCTTTGACGATTTATTAGAAACAGTAAAAGATGCCGCTGAAGTTGCTATTGAGACAGCAGTTCCTGTCCTTCCGCATGAAATTGTAGAGACAGTTGTTGATGTGACGGTAGATTCAGTAGTTGATGTAGTGTCTGAAGCTATTTCTTAGCCTAAAAGCCTATGGACTTTCTAAACTTTGTAACTGAAGTAGGATTTCCAATAGCAGCTGCTTGCGTGGGGATGTATTTTGTCTTCCTCACGCAGAAGTTTATCCTAGATTCTGTACTTGAGAAGGTTAAAAACCTTATTAATATTATTCAGCAATTAGACAAACGTGTGACATCAATGTCTAATGACATCGTGCATATTGATAATTTAATGTGCAAAGCATTAAAAATCCCTCCTGATGACATAAAACAAGGAAAGTGATATGGAACTTAAAGATGTGGCTGACTATATTAATCAATATGGATTCCCAATTATTGCATCAATTGGAATGGGATACATTGTCTATTATGTTTGGACTTGGACTACAACAATTATAAAACCAATTCTCGATGAAGCCTATGTAGTACTTGTGACATTAATAGACCAAATACGCATATTAGATTCTGATATGATTCGATTAAAACAAAAATTAAGCACTGTGTTACTACTCAAAACACCACATGAATAACTTGACAAAAACACGAAAATCGTGTAATGTAGCACAATCAAATCAAGGAGTTATTTAATGTTTATCGTAGAAGATGGTACTGGAAAAGTGGATGCTAATTCGTATTGTAGCGTTGCGTTTGCAAATACTTACTTCACGGAAAGAGCAAACGAAACATGGGTTGATACCGATACGGATAAAAAACAAGCGGCATTAATCAAAGCAACTGATTATATTGAACTTAGATACGCTGTTCAATTTGCTGGCACAAGAATGTATCCAGATAACCCACAAGCATTGTCTTTCCCAAGATATGATAATTCAAGTAAACCAATTGGTGTACCACTTGCTATTCAAAAAGCAACTTGTGAATATGCAATCCGTGCATTGAGTGCTGAATTAACAACTGATTATTCAAATGAAGTTGGTGTGAATACACGAATTAAAGTTGGTTCAATAGAAAAAGAAACATCATATCCAACTAAAATTATTTCACAAAAAGTATATAAAAGTTATCCTGCGGCAGATAAATTAGTCGCACTTTATTTGAAAGCTAATTCATCACAGGTGATTCGATGAATTGGGGCGAATTAGCTCTTGAAGTTGACGACGTAATTACTGAGATGGGTCAATCCATCACAATTACTTCTGTGACACAAGGAACGTATGACCCTGCTTTAGGTAAATCAACTGACACCGTGAAAAATATCACTTCAATAGGCGTGTTATTTGATTATGGTGACCAAGATATTAATGGAACGACCATTATGCGTGGTGATAAAAAACTACTCGTTAAACCATCAGGTTTAACTTCCGTGACCACTAACGATACTGTGCTAATTGGTTCAACTAGATATCACATCGTATCTGTGACTCAAACAAATCCAGCAGGAACAAATCTCCTTTATGAATTAGGGATTAGAGGGACAGCCTAATGGCTGATTACAGTGAGTCCATATTAATTAGTAACCTTACAAAACAAGTAGAAGTAAAAGCAAAAAAGGTTATTGATAGAACATTAGAAAAAGTTGTAAATGAGTTAATGGAAACATCACCTGTAGGCGAACCCGATTTGTGGAAATGGAAACCAAAACCTGATTATGAAGCAGGTCACTATAAAGCAAATTGGCAACATACAATTGATTCACCTGCTACAGAAGAAATAGAAGGTGAGGATATTGAAGGTACAGCGACTCGTGCTAGGATGTTAAATAACATTAAAAATAATAATAAATTACTCACAACACACTATTTCACGAACAATGTAAAGTACGCAAGTACAATCGAATATCAAAATTGGGCAATTCATAATGAAACCCCACGATTACAAGGACTTGTTGCATCAAATGCTATTAGAAAAGTCCCCACATTTTTAGCAGAATCAATTAGGGAGGTAGGATGAGCCAAATCAAAATTAGAGCTGCATTAGAGACTGCCCTAGCCACGATTACACCGAGTATCGATACTCAGTATGAAAATACTGCTTACACGCCTAAAACAGGTGTTCCTTATCAATCTGTGTCACTTGTTGTTAATTCCACTAACCCAACACTTGGCGATGCTTTCTATCGTGAGATTGGAATAATGTTGATTACACTTCATTATCCATTATTGGGCGGTACATTTGATGTGATGACTCAAGCAGAAAAGATTCGTGCTAAGTTTAAACGTGGTCAAACATTTACAAAAGATAATATCTCAGTTCTCTGTGATAAAACACCAGATATTCGGTCACTCCCTAATGAGCCAGACCGTTTTGTTGTAGCAGTAAAAATATATTTTTATAGTAATATTATTTCTTAAGAAAGGAGTTTCACAATGGCAGTTTCTATTGCATCGGGTATTTTTAAGACCCTAAGCTATGCTAAAGAATTCGAGCTTGGTAAAGTCCAAGATACAGCGGGTGAAGGCTTGACTTCTCCTGCAAGTATTGCAGTATCAACTGGTATTGCACAAGGTGACAATTTAGCATTAGGTACAAACTTAACTGTAACGGGTTTATTGGCTGTTGGTCAATTATTCCAAATTGGTTCTGATAAATATAAAGTTTCAGCAGTAACCACTAACGCTTCAGGTAACACTACAGCCGCTACAATCGTCAGTTTAATCGCTGGTGATGCTAAAGCATTAAATAACTATTCTGCTGGTATTAAAGTTACTTTATTGGCTTCAACTGAAGAGTTCCCTGTTTCAACTGCAAGCACTCCAACAATCGGTCAATCACCAACTGCTGCTACAACTGGTGTGACTGGTACTGGTACTGCTGGTAGTGCAACTTTAACAATCGGTGGCTTCAGTGCTGGTTTAATTCCAGTTGGTCAACGCTTGTCTGTTGGTAGTAATGCATATATCGTTACTGCATCTGTTGCAAGTGGCGTAGCTACTTCTTCTGTAACTGTATTCCCTGTATTGGCAACAAGCCCATCTAGCGGTGCAATTACATTTGTGACTTCAATCACAGGTAAATATTTAAGACGTGTTAGTTCTAACATGAACTTAAAATTACAAACATTCAAATCAAACGAAATTCGTACTGATATGCAACGTGCTGACTTAGCTGTTGGTGGTCGTACAGTAGATGGTACAATTTCTGGTGAGTTGTCTAACAGAACTTATGCTGATTTTATTGGTTCTACATTGCGTAGAGACTTCACAACAGGTGCAACAGCATCTTCTGTGGCAATTACAGCGGCTAGTGCAACTAAAGATACTCCACGTTTAACATTAACCACAAGCACAGATACCACAGCAACTTTAAAAGTTGGTGATGTTGTTTATTCTTCTGCTTGGGGTAACACAACATTAAACGCTTTCAATAACTATAACTTTATCGTTATTGAAAATACAGCAACTAAAATCGTATTGGACTTATTGAAAGATAATTTCTCTGCGAACATTGCATTAACAGGTTTGGCTATTTCACCTAGCTTCACTGTGAAAGGTAAAAAAACCTATATTCCAAAATCAGGTCACACTAAAGATTCATATGCTATTGAGCATTGGTATTCTGATATTGGTGAATCACAATTGTTCTTAGGTTGCCGTCCAACTCAATTAGCAATTAAATTATCACCATCTGCAATGTCAACAATTGATATTACAGTAATGGGTACTGCGTCTAAATCAGCTCAATTACAGCAATTGGTAAACCCAACTGCGTCTGGAACTGATACAACAATTAGTGCGACTACTGGTGCGCTTTATATCAAAAACAAAAAAGGTACTTCTGCTGTACTTGAAAAAGTTGGTTTGTTGACCTCATTTGATATTACAATCAATGGTAACGGTTCTAATGCATCGGTTATTGGTTCAGACCAAACACCTGATATCTTCTTAGGTGCGCTTGACGTAACAGGTAATAGTTCTATCTACTTCTTAGATGGTAAATACCGTGATGCGTTCTTAAACCAAGACGAAGTATCTATTATCGCTGTATTCCGTGCTGATAGTGATGCAAACGGTCAATTCATTTCAATGGTATTACCTAAAGTTAAATTCAGTGACGCGAGCGTTAACGATGGTGAATCTGGTTTGTTATTAACAATGCCATTTACTGCAACTTTATATTCTGTTGCTCTTGGTACTACGAATTTTGAAGAAACAACTGTTCAAATTCAAGATTCAGCTATTTAAAAAATAACTTTCTCCCGAAGTTAGACTGATTGACCCTCGAAAGAGGGTCTTTCTTTTTGTAGTAAATTACTTGACTTTAATTAGGGTGACGTGGTAAGATTATTATGTTGCATAAGCAATTTTACTAACCAAAATTGAAGGACTTTCCATATGGCAATCTCATTAAAATCGCTCAATGTTGAAGCGGCTTGTGATACCCCTTACGACTTAGATATTGTTGATGAACAAACAGGTAAATCAACAGGTATTACATTAAAAGTTATTGGCGCACATAGCCAAGTGATTACCAAACTTGTTGCAAAAGCTGTTAATGCTAAACGCCAAGCAGAATCACAAATGACAAAAAAAGGCAAAGATGTACCAGTAACTAAAGTTGAAGACGACTTAGAGTTTGGTATTGAGTTAGCGGCTAAACGTATTGTTGGCTGGTCTGGTATTGAAGAAACATTCACACCAGAACTCGCTTTTGAATTGTGCAAAACAAATCCTGTGATTCGTGACCAAGTAGTTACTGCTTCAGAAGATATGTCGCACTATACAAAATAGTTTTCTTATAATAAGAAAAACGCTAAACCCTATTGAGGAACATCTTCAATAGGGTTTTCTTTTATCTGCTGACATTGACAAATCGGATAAACTGTGAAATAATAATGAGACATATACCATACCTAACCATATGAATATTTTACCTATTTGTGAAACACCTTATGAATTTGAAGTCATCTCTGAGATTACAGGTCAAGGGATGGGAGTTTATATAAGCGTTATATCACAATATGCCAAACGAGTAAATTTCAACACAAAAGGCACGTTATTATTTAAACAACGTGTGGCTCAAATAAAAGAATTATCCCCTTCTTCCGATTCATTTTTTAGTGTGGAAGAAGAACGTGATTTTGAAATTCAATCATCTGTCCTTAGAACTGTTGGTTGGCGTGGAGTTGAAGAAGAATTTACTTACGAGAATATTCTTGATGTGTGTTCAACTAATCAATCTATACGAAAACAAATAACTCAAGCATCAAATGGTGTGGGATTATTTTTAGATTCATTAGTTGAACAATTAGTTGAATATACTAAAAATGAATTAAAACTATCCGAGAAACAAAAGGATGGTGCAACCTATAGGGAACATCTTAAGGCTGTCGAGGAAATGACAGGGATTACCCCACAAGAACTTACTACTGTGGAGGTTAGCCACATTATTATGTACTTGTGGGAGTGGTTCTTAGATTTAAATAGCACACGTCAAAGTGGTATGGGTATGAATGCTATCTCCTACAGCGAAATCAAAGCATGGTGCGAATTAGTTGGTGTCTCACTATCGCCTTATGAAATACGAGTAATTAAATTACTTGACCGAGTGTACTTAGAGCATTACAACAGTAAACAAGATAAAGAATCATCCGATAAATAGAGGAATAAATCATGGCAACAGCACCAGCAAATGACGGAACAGTTAGTTTTTCGATTGGAGTAAAAGATGATTCCAGCGCAAGTATTGACAAAATTGCTACAAAGGTATCTAGCTTAGATAAATTAATTAATTCTATTAATAAAGTTGAAATGACTATTAATTTCAGTCAAGCGACTTTATCATCATTTAAAAGCATTGAAGACAACATCAAGAAGATGTCTGATGGTTTTGAAGCATTAGGTAAGGATTACAGTAAAGCCATGCTTGAAGGAGCTAAAATGGCTCGTATTGAGATGGAAACTCAAGGTAAATTACAGATTGAAAAAGAAAAACAAAAAACACAAGAATTGGTTGGTATTAATAAAGCAGCATCAAATGCTATTGTAAATAATGCTATTGAAACAGCAGACAAAATCAATGAAGCAAATAAAAAAGTTAAAGCACCCACATTTGATTTAGATGCAAATAAAGCCATTATTGATTTAAAGAATTCGTTTGCTTTACAAAAACAAGCATTAGATTCTGGCAATAAAGAATTATATGCGGCACAAAGTGAAGCAGTTGAAAAGTTATTGGCTTTGATTCCAGAATCAAATAAGAAATCAATCTTACTATATCGTCAGACAGCCGCTTTAAAGTTAGTTGAATCTAAACGCGCAATGCAATTAGAGATTGAAGCAGAAGCCGAAAAGAATAAAAAGATTGTTGCTGCTGTGGATGAAGGCAAAAAGATAATTGCGGCTAAAGATGCTGAAGCGGCAAAGATTAAACAAGCAAGTGTTAAGAAACAAAATGATGATGAAGCAAAGCAACATGAATTATTTCTTAAATGGATTGAAGACCTTGGTGCAAAAAGATTAGCTAATGAAGTAAAACTTGGAGAACAACGTATTGCTGAAGCAAAACGTGTAGAAGATGAAATAAAAAAGATTGCTGAAGCATCATTAGAAAGTCAAAAGAAAGCGCAATCTCAAGCAGGGATGATGCTTGGAAATATCACAAATACCGCACCAAAACCTACCGCATTCAGTGGAATGCCTTCAGGTCTACAACAACAAACACAAGCACAACAAAAAGCAACAGATACAACTGGAATGTTACTTGGTAACATTAAAGCATCAACAGTAACGCCTTCAGCAAATCAAGCATTGCCATCAGGATTCAGTCTTCTTTCAGACTTACAAAAAAAGGCAATCGATGATGCTAATAAATCATACACAACTTATAATGAAACAGTAAAGAAAATATTCACTGAATATAATCGTCTTGTTTTAGATGCACAACAAAGAACTAATGAACAAAGAGTTGCCAATGCAACCAGAACAGAACAAGAAATAATTAGAATAACAAATCAATCTGTTCAAGAACAAACAAATTTAATGCGTAGATTGAGTGAACAAAATCCACGCACAAATATGATTGCAGGTATGTCGTTAGCAGGAAGACAAGCCGCTAATCAACAACCTGTACCTCAAATAAATACAACTGGGACAACTAATGCACTCACAGCGTTAACAGGTGCATTAAATCAAGTACAAAAAGCATTTTTAGCTATTGGCATTGTCATGTCTGCTCGTACTGTCATGAATTATGCTGATGACTGGGTTCATTTCACAAATGCTGTGGCAATGTCAACTGAAAAAACAGGTCATGCTGTTGAAATGCAACAACGCTTGTTTAAATTAGCACAAGACAATAGAACACCATTAGATGCTGTAACATCTGTATATTTAAGAATGTCTCGTGCAGCTGAAACTTTAAATATTTCACAAGCAGAAACAGTCAAGATGATTGATGTGGTTACTAAATCACTTGCTATCATGGGCACTGCACCAACGGCTGTTCGCGGTGGTCTATTGCAATTAGAACAAGCTCTTGGCGGTGTAACCGTTCGTGGGCAAGAATTTAAATCTATTTTAGATTCACAACCTTTATTGATGCAAGTAATTGCTAATCATTATAAAGAAGCGGCAAGAGATTTAAAAGTACAACAATTAGAATTACAAGGTGCAAGTAAAGCACAAATTGATGCGGCTAAATCAGCTGATATTAATGGTATGTCAATTAGAGAATTATCTAATTTGATGCGTGACCAAAAAATGACTGCTGAAGCAACAAGTAAAGCCATTGTTCTTGGTCAAACTGAGATTAACGAAAAATATAAATTATCTCAAAAAACATTTGAGCAAGCCTTTACTGTATTTAATAATGGTCTAACTAAATATGTTGGAACATTAAATGCCGCTACAGGCACTAGTAATATGTTCTTTAATGCAATGAAAGGTTTATCTGAAAACATAGACCTTATGGTTGCAGGTATGATTGGTCTTGGTGCGGCAATGCTCACCTTTGCCTTAAATACTGAAAGAGCCGCAGCAGCAGGAGCTTTGATGGCTCGTACACCTGCTGGATTTGCAATTGGTGCATTAGCGATGGGTGCAACATATTCCATATCAAAATCACAAAGTGAAGCAGCCGCTAAATCTGAAGAAGAAAAAATAATTAGTAGAATTAAAAATATTAATGACACAATTACAAAATACTCAGAACAAAATCCTATTGGCAAAAAGGCAATGGAATCTTTGGGTGGATATAATAAAACAACTTTAGAAAGTGAAAAGGATGCATTAGAGAAACAATTAAAAACTCTTCGTGAAGCTAAATCTGAAGCAGAAACATTAGAAACAGAAGCAAAGCGTAGAGGTATTTCACAACAGGCATTAGAATATGAAAAATTAAGTACTGCTGCAAGTGATGCATTTTCTAAAATAACTGCTAAAACGGATAAGTATGATGAAGCCAATGAGAAAGCAATTAAATCATTAGAGCTTTATAGAAAAGGATTAGAAAGCATCGCATCTTCTAAAGCTCTTACTACTGAGATGAAAGCTAAATTACCTGCAACAGGTACTGAAGAATATTTCAGTAAAATTGAAGAGATGCTTGGCTCAGATAAAGTTAAAAAATATAAAGAAGAAGCAGAACAAGCAGCGTCTAAAATAATACAAGGTGCGCTTGATAAAAAGAATGCTGAAGCGGCTAAAACAGCATTAGAAGATGCGCAAGTCAAATTAGAACAGTTTGATGTTCAAATCAAAGACTTACAAAGTAAAATATCAACACAATTACAATCAGCGTTCATTAAAAACCCAATTAAAATTGCGTTTGAAATGGATGAAACTAAATTTGAAAAACCTGCGGCACAATTCAAATCATTAATTGAAAAATCAGCTAAATCATCAGGTGTACCAGCTAATCTAATCGCATCTGTGATTCAAACCGAATCTCATTGGAATCCAAAAGCTGTTTCAGAAACAGGTGTTCAAGGATTGGCTCAATTTACTAAGCCAACAGGAAAATACTACGGTATTACCGATAGAACAAATGTAGAACAAAATATTGATGCTGCTGGAAAATATCTTGCTGATCTAATAAAACGCTTTGGTGGCAATTTAGAAAAAGCAATCACTGCATATAATGGTGGTGGTGATAAACAATATGCTTCAAAAGTATTAGGTTTGTATGGTAAGCAATCAACCTCTGAATCACCAGAGATGATTTCTACTCAACAACAATTGAATACTGTAATGGCGGCTAGAGATAAATTGGCTGATGCTATTAAAAATAAAAATGGAACACTTGTTATTCAGGCTAAAGAGCAATTAGAACTTGAATTAAGAAAAACAAGTGAGTTAGATAAAGAATATGCGCGTCAGCAACAATTAAATCAAGAAAAAATTGCTAATAATAAAAAGGCAATTGAATTAATTGATAAACAAACTGAAGCGGAATATAAATATGCTAAGGCATATGATTCTGTGATTGAAAGACAATCAGTTTCAGCAAAAGCAACTGAATTAGCCACATCAAAAGGCGCATTCGCTATTCCTGAAATTGAATCAATGCTTAAAAAGATAACAAATGACCAAATTGCATTGTCTAAAGAAAAAGCAATGGCACTTGATACATTAGATAAAGCTATAGCTCAAGCAGCATCTGAAAGAAACGATGTGACAATGGCGGCTGAAAAACAAGCTAAATTGAGTGTATTAGAGTTAGACGATAAACAATTAGCTCTTGAAAAAGAAATAAATGATGTTGCAAGAGAACGTAAAGCATTACTTGAAGCACAAGTCAAAGTTATCCCTGATTTAATTAAAGGTAATTCTGATTTACTTGAAAAGCTAACATCAACTACGGGAGAACTTGAAAAGCAAAAAGCAATTCGTGCAGCGGGGGCAACAGGTCAAGAAGCACAACGTATTCGTGATTTGATTGATGAAAAAGAATTATTATTGGGTTTAAATACTATTAAAGATACTGTGACAAGTAGTATTTCTAGTGGCTTTAGCCAAATGTTCCAAGATATCATTCTTAATGGTAAATCAGCCGCTGATGCACTTGCGGCTACATTTAAAAGCATGTTATCTAAAATCATGTCAGCAATCATGGATTTTATGGCACAGCAACTTGTGCAAAAAATGTTTGGTTTGTTTAGTGGTTCAAGTTTAGGTGGTGGTTTATTTGGTGGTATTGGCGGAACTGTGACTGCTATTGCAGGTGCTGTGGCTATCGGAACATACATGGGTATGCAAAAAACAGTTAGTGAAAATACTAATCAATTATCCATGACTTCTAAATATCCAAATGGAATTCCAGAAAATGCATTGGCTATGCAAAGTATGGATAAAGCCGTTAGCTCAATGAATTTTTTAATCACGAGTCAAGAAGCATCTCGTTATAATAAAGATTTACGCGAGTCTATTGGTAAAGTATATGGTGTTGTTTATACTCAGTCAGATAAAATAGGTTCATTTGTTAAAGGGGCATTAGAAGAATATTTCCCTGAGACAATGGCGGCTATAAGAGGTGCGTTTGTTTCAGTAAAAGATTTTATTTCACCATTAACTAATTCAATAAGCAATGGTTTTACATCAATAACTAAATATTTTGGAATGGGTGCGCAAGCCGCATCAGCGTCAACTACAACATTAGCATACGGCACAGCAACATTAGCCGCTGATGCAGCATCTCAAGCAGCAGCACAAACAGCATTGGGTAAATTATCAACAGCAATCGATAAAGCAATAACCCCAACATTCCAAAGCACAGCAGTAGGGGTTCAAAAATTAGGTGAAACAGCAACTAAATCATCAGGTTCATTATTAGCTACAATTGGTTTTGTGGCATCACTTGGTATTGAAGCATTCAGTCTTGCATCTTCATGGAATCAATTAAATGGGGCATTTGCTAAAACATTAGCTGTTGTTGATGCAATTGGCAATGTTGCATTCTCTTATGCTATTGCGTTTGGTTTGAATCCCATTGCATTAGCTATTGCTTCTGTGGCAACAGCAATTAGTATTGTTGGTAATGTGATTAAAGATGGTTTTACACCAATGAATATTTCAAGAATGGTTGGTGCAGTAGCTGGTGCAGTAATTGGAACAATGATATTGCCAGGAATTGGAACAATGTTAGGTTTTATCCTTGGTGATATGTTTGGTAAATTAATTGGTAGTTTGTTTGAAAAACAAAAGAAAATTGATTTTGGTATTCTAGTTAATAAAAAACAAGATTACGGCAATATTGAATCACCAACTGTTGATAAAGTAAGCAAAGAGAACAGAGTGTTGGCAATGTCAACAAATATGGGTGATGTTTACTATGGTAGAACACAAGGATTAGATTATGCCATAACAAAACAAGAAAAAGAATTTGTTTTAGGTGTGGCTAATACATTACAGTCAATTGGTAATGTAGTTGGTAATGTTGATAAAGCAATTGGTAACACAGAAGATTATACTCGAAATATATTTAGAAATATTGTAAATGTAATGAGACGAGTTGAAGCCAGTAGTTTTGATGCAACAAAATCAACTAGTTGGTTATTTACATCTGTTGTGAAAAATTTACAAAAAACAAATACTGATGCAGGAAAAGAAATTGGTGGTTGGTTGTCAGTATTTATTAATGCCTTTCCAAAAGAATACTCCGCCACAATAATTGATGCTTTGACTCAAAATAAAGAGTTATACAATAGTAAAACAAAAGCGATGGAAACATCCTCTGTTCTTGAAAAATTAGTATTAGAAGCTCCTGTTGGTGTGCTTGGCTTTGTTCAAAGCAGATTAGAATCTATGGTTAAAAAAGGAAAAACAGTACAGCAAGTGACTGATGAGACTTTCCAAATAATTAGTGATTCTTCTGCTGGATTAAGTGTTGTCAATGAAGAATTTATTAAATTTGGTATTGTTCTTGATGCTACTGCAACAAAATTAAATGCTACAGCAAATGCAACATCTGGTTTCTCATCAAGCATTACTGGTCGAGCTGATGTTACAAATACAGCTAATTTAGTTGAAAGTATTATTAAAAAATATGATTTAAATGCTGTTATTTCAATGCAATTTGTTAGTAAATTAGGTGATGTTATCCACAGTGCATTTATGGCTAGTGGGACTGAAGCTGCAAATGTGCAAAAACAAATTGAAGCTGGAAAGATTGATGTTAGCAAAATACCGTCATCGTTGACAAAATATCCAACAATGGATGAGTTGAAAAAATATGGTACAACTGATATTTCAGGTAACATATATCAATATACAATGGATTCAGCAATTGCATCATTATCAAAAGCAATGACAGGTATTGCAGCTAAAGGATGGAAAACAATCGAAGGGAAAGGATTTCAATTAGCAACACCTGCGGCAGAATCACCATATAATCCTGTACAATCAAATGCTAAGATTTTAGCTGATTATTTTTCTAAAAACCCATCATTGACTGAAGCACAGTTAAATACGATTGCTAATACCAATTTTATTACAAGCAATTATAAAGATAAAGCATCAATTGATGCTAATCTTAAAATTAAAACAGGCGCATTACCAACTGAACTTGGTTATTTTGGAAAAGATTGGATGCAATTATCGCCAAAAGATAAATCTTATATGGCTAATGCTACCGATATGGCAACTGTGGTTAAACTATTTGTTGATGAATATAAACGTGAAAACTCATTAATAAATGGCATGTGGACTCACACCAACGCAGTGGCTAATGAACAAACAAAAATGATGACAAAAGCAATTGATTCATTAGATGTATTTATTACATCAAATAAATTAACTGGAAAGTCAGATATTATTGGTACATTAGGTTTAGCTACTTCATCAATAATGAAAACAGGTATTGATTATGGTGTTGCTGCTACATGGGATTTAACTAAAGCCGCAACAGTAGTTACCTCTGTGGCAAATAAAAATTCATTAGAAGCTAAAAAAGCATTAGATGATGCTAAAAATGCATTGGTTGTTGCAAATCAAGGTAAAGATAAGGCGTCAATAAAATCAGCACAAGCCACATTAAATAAAGAGCAAATGAACTATGATGCCAATTATGTTATTGAACTTCAAAAAGCAACACAAGAAATTCAAAATAATATGGGTCTTATTTTTGAAATGTTTGTTAATGCTGGCTCAAAGTTAAGCGATGTTGTTTCTGATGATTTTTCACAAAAAGCACAGGATTTTGTAACTGCTTTAGGTGGAATAGATAAAGCTGTTTCTGCGGTAGATAAAGCTAAAAAATATGCATTGACTGATGAAGAATATGCAAAAATGAAAGTTGATGTGGCTCAAACACGAGTTGATGCATTATTAAAACAAACAAGTTTTAAAACAATTGAAGAAGCAACTACTGCATTTAAAAATAATCCACTAGATGCAACTCTCGTAACATTAATGGGTAGTGCTTCAGATTTGAGTGATGCATTAAAGAATGCAAGTACTACAGCAAATGGATTTAAAAAATCTATATCTGATTGGGTATTAGGTAAAATGACAACAACTGTGGGTTCACCTGAATCACAATTCAATGCATCTAAAAATATTTTTGAAAGTACATTAGGTATTTTAAATAATCCTAGTTCATCAAAAACAGATATTGCTGATGCTCAATCTAAAATCACAGGTTATGCTGATACCTTTATCACAAACATTCAAAAAATGTATGGTGCAGGTGATGTAGGTGCTAATTTAGTTCAAGATGTTGTGAATAAAGTATCTAATTTAGGTGCTGTGGATTATCAAACAACAATGCTTGAAAAAACAACACAGATAGCGGATAATACTGCTAAGATGGCGGATAAGGCAAATATTGATTCAACATCTATGTTTGACCCATCTAAATTAAATCTTGAAAATACTAATTCAATAACTACCACACCAACAACAATTGATTTAACATCTAAACCAGCGGCAAATGATTCAAGTACTAATACTGCTGAGACTATTGCCGAATTGAAATTATCAAATGAGCAATTAGCACAATTAGTTGTTGAAACTCGTGCATTAGTTACTGTACAAGCAGAAGCAAATGCGACTGTTGTGGCTCAATTAACTGATTTAGTATCAACTTCACAAGAAGACACCTTTAATAATCGCATGAGAGCATTAGCAGGATGATTTATTTAGCAGAAATAACAGCCTATAACTTAACAACATCATCAATCGAAACCCTACGCTATTCAACTGGCTTAGGGTATGTTGATACTGTAAATGGTAACTTCTATGAACCTCGCATCGAGCAACCTTGCATGATGCGCAGGGACATTTTTAATAGTGGTAAAATTGGTGGAACAACCACATCAAGTTATGGTGAATTAACACTAAAGAATATTGATGGTGGACTTGATATCTTTAGTGGTTATGCTTTTGATGGTCGTACTGTGACTATTAAAGTGGGTGATGATAATGCGGCTTATTCAACATTTACCACAGTGTTAATTGCGGGTATTGCTCAAGCGGCATTTGAATGGGGAAGAGTATCTATTCGTCTTCGAGATAGAATTACAGACCTTCAAAAAAAGAAAGTTCAACCATTATTATTTGCAGGTACAAACGATAATGTGAGTATTTTTAATGAAGGTGGAACAGATTTAAAAGACGCACAAAAACCAATGATTCTTGGTCGTGTGACAAATTTAACACCTATATTAATTAATTCATTTTATCTTATCTATCAGATATCCACAGGGGTATTAACTGAAGTAGTAAATGTCTTCGATAAAGGGGTCTATTTGGCTCGTGGAACTGACTATGCTACCTCAGCATTACTTAGAGCATCAGCCCCTGCTCTAGGGGCATTTAACACCTGTTTAGCAGAAGGTATGATTAAACTTGGAAGCACTCCAACAGGAACACTTACAGCAGTAGCTTGGCAATATAAAACAGTTGAAGAGAATACTGTTGCTCAAATTGTGAAAAGAGTTGTTACCTCTGCGGGAGGATTAACAACAGGTGATTTAGTTTTATCTGATTACACAACATTAGATGCACAAATTGCAGCTAACGCAGGTCTTGTGGTATCAGGTGACATGATGGTTTCTGATGTACTTGATAATCTTTGTGAATCAATTGGTGCATGGTGGGGATTTGACACATTAAATAGATTTAGAATACTTCGACTTGATGCGCCAAGTTCAACTTCAGTTGCTGATTTTGATGAATCCAGCATCATGTCAATTGAGCGCGAATCAGTGAGTGTGAATGGCTCTACTGATGCAGTATATAAAATCACACTAGAACATGATAAAAATTGGACTGTGCAAACAGGCGATTCACTTGCGAGTTCTGTTGCGGCTGACCATAAATCTTATTTAGAAAAAGAAGTTCGTAAATCTGTTAAAAAAGATGATTCAATTAAAACAGCTCATCCAAATGCACAAGAAGTAACAATATCAACACTTCTTTGTGGATTAAAATATGCAGAGCCTGAAGCACAAAGACTTCTTAGTATTTATGACCCTACACGAATTATCTTAACAGTATCTGTTAAAGTTGATGCTTCTTCTTTGTCCACAGTTGATTTAGGTACTGTGGTTAAAATAACCAGTTCTCGATATGGATTATCTAGTGGTAAATACCTTCGTGTCATTGGTATCCAAACAGACTTTGAAAATAACAAACTTGACTTAAAATTGTGGGGATAATATGGCAAACATAATGCTTGGGTATAGTAATCAAATTGATACTTCAACCCTAAGTGGTGGTACTTGGAATACTTCATTTCCAATCACAAATATCAAAAATAGATTATTATCAAAACCCGCAATAACAACAACAAACTCTGTCACCTTCACATTCACTGCGACATCTATTCGTTGTGTTGGGATTATTAAAACTAATCTTCCTGTTGGTGCAACCTATTCATTAGCGAATGGTGCATATAATAGTGGTACAAAAACTACACTTGTTGCTAATCAAGATTTAATCTTTGGATTATCTGCAACGGCATCTGGTACATTCACTGTGACAATTACTAGCACTGCGCCAATTAGTATTGGACGAGTATTTGCTGGTGCAACAATTCAACCTACTGTGAATCATACGGCTGGTGCAGGACTTGGTTATACGTCACAATCTACTGTGGAAACATCTGTTGGTGGTGTCGAGTATTTTAAATCAATGCCAATTAGACGTAATTTTAGTTTCACATTAGATTGGCTAACGGATGCTGAAGCCTATCAAACATTAGAAATTATTCGTGTATCTGATATCACAAATGAGGTATTGATAATCCCCGATTATGCAGATACAATATATGGTTATAAGCGTAATTTCATGGGAAGATTATCAACGCTTTCTTCTATAAAAAACCCATATGTAAATACGCATCAAGCTGGATTTGAGATTTTGGAGATTGTGTAAATGGCTTTATATTTAGATGCACTTGGTCAAATTGTTGTTGCTAGTTCAATGCCTAGTGGTGGGAGTGCTGTTCCTGCTCAACCATCTTCAAATCTAGTTGATACTGCTCCTTGGTTTAGAAGTCGTGATGACGGGTCTATTCAATGGCATCCCGCTAATTACTATAGTGGTAGTGGTGAAACGTCACTTCTTCTCACAGGTATGCTTACAATCCCTGTATCAGTAGTTAATAGTAGTACTACAGGCGTTGTCCCCGTTGGTGGTTTTGCTAATGCGACTGGTACATTTAGAGTATGGCTCGGCACACAAGATGTCACAACACTGTGTACTTTTACAGCAGGTACACCAAATAATATCACTGCAAGCATTAATTCATCGACAGGTGTCTATTCTGCAACAGCAATGCCTGATGCACAATCATATGGTAGTATTGTTTTTACCGCATCCTATAAAGGACAATCATTAGTTTTAACCTATGCTGTCACAAAAGCAAAAGATGGTGTGGTTGGTGCAAATGGTGCTAATTTTAGTATTGACCAAGCATCTGCAATATTTAATAAATCATCTTCTGGTGTTGTGACACCTAGTGGGGGTATTCCTTTAACCACAAGTTATCAGAATGTATCTGCTATCACAGGATATGTGTGGAAAAAAGGTATTTCGGTTATCAGTGGTGCAACCTCATCAAGCTATACTATTCCAATTGCTGATTACAATTCAACCACAACAAATACCTATAGTTGTACAATCACTGGAACAATCAATAATGTTGTGGGTGCAACATTAACCGATACCATTACTGTACCGATGTTGCTTGATGGCTCATCAACACCAACAGTTGTGTTATCTAATGAGAATATGACTTTCCCTGCATCAAATATAGGATTCTCAGGGATTAATTTTGCATCTGGCTCATGTGAAGTCACAGCATACATTGGTGCAACACAATTAACCTATAGTGCTACTGGTGGAGCAAATACATTTAAATGTACCGTGAGTGCTACAAATGTCACTGTTGCGGGTGGAACAATTAGTGGAACTAAATTAATTCTTCCAGCTCCAACAGCAATGTCTGCGGATAGTGCGTATCTCGATATCTCAACAACCATTTATGATTCAACTGGTACAGCGTTAAGCGGTTTGCTCGTAAGTCGCGTTACTTATGCATTAAGTCGTGCAGGTATTAAAGGTGATACTGGTGATGCAGTTGATTTCATCTTTGTGCGTAGTGCATTACAACCAGCAACTCCTTCTCCTTCAAGTGGTGTACCCAGCTCACCAGTCCAATGGTATACCGATGTTGCTTCTGTTCCTTCTGGAATAAACCCATTGTGGTCAAGTGTGGGTTTTAAAGCAACGGGTGGCACAAATTATACTTGGGATACACCAAGTCGAATTGAAGGTGCTAATGTTGCAGAAGTATCTGTTTACACTCGTGGTGTGCCAACAACTACCCCTTCTGGTGGAACTTATACTTTTGGAAGTGCAACACCTATTACGAGTGTGCCAACATCAACAGGTGCTACATGGAGTGCTAATATTCCAACTGGTACATCACCAGTTTATATTTCACGAGCAGTTGTTTCTGCTCCAGCAGGAAATACCTCAGCAGTAAATATTACTGGTTGGTCAGCACCTGTCATTAGTTTTCAAAATGGAGTAGATACTACTTCTTATTGGATTAGCTGTACTGATTCTTTAAAACGCAGTACATCACTAGTTTATACTCCAACAACTGTGTCAATGACTGCCTATAGCAAAACAGGAACTGCTAATCCTTCTGTGTATGCTGGTCGTTTTAAAGTTTATGAAAATGGGTCATTAACACCAAGTTATACTTCAGCGACAGACCAATCAACTTATGCTTATACACCAAGTGCAAATAACTTAACACAATTAAAAGTTGAAGTTTATTTAGCGGGTGGAACAACAACTAAATTGGATGAACAAACAATCCCCATTCTTCAAGATGGGTCTAGTTCAATTAGCATTGTGGATTCAAATAATAACGTCACCATTCCAACAGCAAGTGATGGTAGTTCAAGTGGAACATATCCTAATTCAGGTACAACCATTCAAGTATTTGAAGGGTCAACTGCGCTAACATATACCACAGGTGTGGCAACAAGCGGTAAATTCTCAGTTGCTGTATCACAGAATCCTACAAGCTCAATTACACTTGGTACTACAAGTGGAAATAATACGACATCATTTATTATTGGTAATCACAGTAATATGGTTACTGGTACTAATTCCGTTAGTATTGTGTTTACTATTACCGCAGTGAAATCGGATGGTACATCGGTTACATTAACTGAGAACCAAACAATAACTAAAGCTAAAGCAGGTATCCCGTCATATACTTGGACTAAATATGCCACCGATGCGTTTGGAACAGGCTTAACTGATTCACCAACAGGGATGTCATATATCGGTATTGCGTCAAATCAAAGTTCCCCCACAGAATCAACCAATCCTGCATTCTATACATGGAGTAAGATACTAGGTGATACAGGTCTTGCTGGAAAATCGGTTTATACAGCTACAATTTATTATCAACCAAATCCAGCATCAACTCCAAGTGCGCCTTCTGGTGGTACATATGTGTTTAATGGTAATACATTAACCGCACCTTCACCTTGGTCTAAAACGATGCCTGCCGCATCGCAAACATTACCAACATATCAATGCCAGTTTACTTTTGTCACAAATCCACCAACAACGACTATTGATAGCACATTAACTGCTGGTACATGGTCTTCTCCAACTGTTGTGTCACAATTAGGGACTAATGGTTCAAGTGGTAGTACTGCGGTTAGAGTTTATTTAAAGAATTCAAGTTCATCAGCAGCATCATCAAATCCATCAGGTAATATTACTGCAACAGGCACATCAAATGATACTTGGTATACCAATACCCAAACATTAGCAACAGGTCAATTTCAATGGCAATGTGATGGAACATATAATCCAAATACAAATTCAACCACATGGGGTTCACCCTATTTAACTGTATTTAAAGTCGATACCTTATCTGCCTTCACTGTGAATACTGGTGCATTAACGGTTAATAATGCACTTACAGTTAGTACTGGAGGTGTTATTAAATCGGGTATGACTAATTTTGCTACAGGCACTGGTTATTGGCTTGATTATAATAGTGGTACACCTAGATTTAGTATTGGGGATGTAGGTACAAGTGCTTCTTCTACTTTAGTAGCAGGTAAACAGTATAAAATTGTTTCTTTAGGTAGTACAAATTGGAATACTGCTGCTGGCACTACGGGGATTACTTATGCAATTAATTCTATATTTACAGCAACTAATACTGGCAATGGTACTGGGACTGCTGCTGTAGTTAATAACGGTATTTTCTGGAATGGAAGTGCTTTTACAGTAGCTGGAAATGTGATTGGTACTACAAATATTAACACAAACGCTGTGTCAAACTATTGGTATAGAGTAAGACAAACATCAGATACTGTCGGATATCCGTATGCTGTGCCCACAGCAGGTGTTGTTTTTACTGAGACTTTTGACTCATTTACAGTGACGGATGCAGGTATATTACAAATTGAAATACTTAGTGTTGTACAAAATAAATCTACCGCGACTGCATATAGGATTGAAGCATGGACAGCAATTACAAAAAACGGAACTTCGACAGATAGTTTAAGAGATACTCGATTTGAGTCATTAGATGGTGCGACTACATCTTCTAATTTCCAAGCAGGTAATTCAGGTGGCACCGCAGGTACAATGCGCACTTTTGTAATGATAGAGCAAATAACCGTAGTGAAGGGTGATGTGATTGCCGTAGTCATAAAGCACAGACCCCATGCAACCCAAACCGTTTTAGTTGTAAAGTCAAATTCATATGCAGCCGTGCTATATAAGAGATAAGAATATGTACCATTTAATAATTTTCGATAAAGATACAAAACTTTCAAAAGGCTCAGCTATTGTTTCGGAGTTAGAAGAAAATCCAAACTATATTAGATTAGAACTTTCTGAAGCTGAATTTTATGATATTAGAAATAATAACAACACATTAAAATATGAAAATGGTGAAATTAAAAAGTATCCACCAAGACCTTCCTTTGCACATTACTGGGATAACAACTTGAATGAGTGGGTATTAGACACGGTTCTTGAAATTGCCTTAAAATCTGATGAGGTTCGAGATTTGCGTTTAGCTAAGTTAAATGAATTAGATAATTTTACACAAAACCCTCTTCGTTGGATGAGTCTATCTGATGATTTTAAAAATCAACTATCGATTTATCGTCAAGCGTTATTAGATATGCCACAACAACAAGGCTTCCCATTAAACGTAACTTTCCCAACCATCCCGCAATAGAAGGTATTTAAAATGGCATCAAAAACACTTGCTCAACATAAATTAATGCTTGCAGCAGCTCATAATAAAGCCTTTGCTAAAAAAGCAGGTATCCCAATGTCTGTGGCAAAAGACTTTGTAGCGGCAGATAAAAAGGCTGGTAAATTTAAAGCTAAAAAAAAGAAGTAAATAAAATGCCCCGAAAGGGGCATTCTTTTAGGCTATATGACCTGTTTTAAGGATACTGGCTAAATCAATAGCACGTCCATAAACTTGTCTTGCCCATTTAGATTTCAGCATCTCTTGTGATGCTTGTGTGAAGCGTCTATTCTCAATTAACTTAATGGTCTTTGTGAATTTACCTAATCCACCTAAACCCATGTTATACCCCATATCCAGCATCACATACTGTGAGGTAATAGGTAATTGAGAATACCAACTATAGGTTTCTTGAAGTTGTGTATCCAAACGATTACACATCTCACTAACAAACATTTCGGCTTTATCTTTTGATATACCTTGACGTTTAATGATTTTAATTTGTCGTGGTGTTAATTCTAAAGGATTCTTTGTTAGGTTATAACCATACCCCACAGAGATATCACCATTTCTATCATGATAAGGCATTTTTTTATACCCTTCATGTTCACTTGTACCAATAACACATAAACTTAATACTGCTGCGGTAATCATAAGACTCTCTCCATTCTTATTTCATGTTTCATAACTGTATTTCCAAACTAAGGAAAATACAGTTTATCATCGGTTTATTAAATTTTACTTAAATCCTACGTCTTTCAATATTTCATAGCATTTGGTGATATACCAATCATAATCTAAATCAATAGGTATCTCCTTTGTTAATCTCATCATAGGTCTACACTTTTCTGACATCGGCACAGTGTGACCCGTCTTAGCGTAAATAATCGCTGTATTGGTCGCTGTACTGTGATAAAAACGTACAACCTTACCTAAGTACTGAGTATCCTTTACTGCCCCACCATCGACCTTACAGAGCGTTAGAAACGCATTCATTCTAGTGCATCCTCGCACTGTGTCTTCAATGGATGTTCCATTACTTAAAAATAAAGCAACTGCTTCCGAGCAAATCATATTAGAGGTATTTTTATCAATTTCACGCTCTGACGGCTTTGTATAAAAAGAATATGCGCCTTTACGTTTAATCTCACCATCAGTCTTAATTGCAAAATAATTATTCACATCACGACTATGAATAGACTGGTAATGCGTGTATTCCATATTAAATCCTGTATCATGCATCCACTGTGAAATAACATCATTCACGATATTGCTATCTCGTGGTGATTTAATAACCACACCATCAGTATTAGCAGACACACATTCAATACCTGCTAAATGTAAACGCTCAATAAGCATTAAAAGGGATAATTGACCTGTGACTGTGACCGCAACTAAAAGTTTTGGTGCAAATAGAATACTGTATTCAGAGCCAAACTTACCAAATGACCCGTTAAGCAAAATCTTATAACACGCATCGATAATTTTATCTTTTACTTTCTTAGCGTGAACACGTTTATCTAATGCACCTTTATATACTTTTAAGAATATATTACCGAGTTGTTCTGGATATAACTGAAGTAACATAATGATAGATGGATAATACGATGTCACATCCGCATCAATTAGCTCATAAGCATCATCAGAGTAATGTGATATCGATTTCTCAGTTGAATGCAGTCCACCTGAACCAAGTTGATAGCCAACACCATCAATATTGATTATTGTGTTCTTAAGAAGCTCTGAGCGCATCTTACCGCCCACAAATTCAAATCGCTCGGTCTTTAAATCTTGCAATACTTTTTGAAGCTCAAGTGTTTTAAATTCAATGAATTTAGGTGCGCTATAAGTAATAATTGCATTCTCATCTACGCTACCTTTATAGATTTCACGACCTAAGAAGCCTTCAACTTCTTTCTTGATAATTGCTTCAGCCATCTGTGCGTCAGATTTAGAGCGAATATCAAGTTTGTTTTGTTTACCCACACTATCTCGCAGTTGTATTTGTGGATAAAGGAAGTTATAAAGATACGCTGTGCTTTCACAATCGTTTAAGCAATATCTACGCACGATGCTTATCTGGTCATGATTTAAATCAATACCTGCTTTGAACGGTAAATCTTGAATATTAGGGCATCCTAATCGAGCGGCATATTGCTTAAGCGATGCTTTACCTTTTGCTACTTCAATCAAATCAATATGGTCTAAATCAAGTTGCTTAACCTTGAAATGTTTTAAGACTTGATATGGTCTTGATTCCTCCAAAATAAGCATCTCAGTGGCTCGCCACAGCTCGGAAAAAGATTTTCCATGCAATGCCATTGCTAAGATAACAGAGTCAAATTTGATACCATTGAAGCTAATTAAAGTGTGGTTAGTTACAAACCAATTAAGTAATGTAAAATCAAGCTCATAGTCATCATACTTTTCAAAGTAATAGCATTTACCACTACGATATCCCACAAAGAATATTAAAAAGTAATTACCATAAATCTCGATATCAAACACAAGTTCTTCATCAAAGGGTTGATAAAATGAATCCCATAAGTTATAGCGATAAGACTGTACTTCATCAAGGTTAGGCAAATAATCATTTTCTTCCCATGTGCGATTAGGAATGATTATTTGTTGGTTCTGTTTCTTTGGCTTAATTTGTGTTTCACCAGAGAACAAATCAAAGTGAAATTTAATATTTTCTTGAACACCAAAATAACGGTCAATCTTTGCATTTACATCATCATCAAACGCATTGCTTATTTGTGCATATTCGACTTCTGTGATTTTAGCAATCACATCGTCTTCTGATGCTAATTCATTTTCATATAGCAATTCCAGAATGCTATCGTGTGGTAATTCACAATAATGCGCTAAATCAAATGAGCTAATATACTTAGCCATCTATCTCTCCATAAATTTTAAGCAATAAAAAACCTTGAATTGTATTTTACAACAAGTCAAGGTTCTCTGTAAAGATTTTAGCCGTTTGGATGAAGTGTGTTTTGAATAAACCAAAAAAGTATTGCACCCATAGCTGTAGCAATTGCGCTACCTGCCCAATAAATTAACTTCTCTAATGCAATTATTTTTTGTTCTAAAAAACCAGTATGAACCATCTTAAGTTCTGTCTCGTTTAACTTCTGTTCAAGACTATCTATTTTAGAACCAAATCGCTCAAAAGTTTTCTTTGTGAGTTCTGAATTCTCTTGTGAACGCTTATCACGTTCATCAAGTTTAAGCACTACTGTATTCATACTTAATGCAATATCGGATAATTGTGAACATAAGCGTTTCACTGTATCTTTTATCTCAGTTAAATCTTTTTCGAGATTGTCCACAGTGGACTCCGTTTGAAGAAGACGAGAATACTCTGAGTTCTCTGGTTTGCCTTGCCAGAAATCACTCATCGTATTTTACCTGTTTTAAGAATTAATGCTAAGTCAATCGCGCGAGATTTAACTTGTTTTGCCCATTTAGAATCCATCATCTCAATAGACGCTTGAGTTGTTTTGCCTTCTTCAATGAGTTTTAACGTATTTTTGAATGCAAGTAATCCTTTTACACCTAAATTAAATGCCATATTAATTAGCACATATTGTGTATTAGAATCTAATTTAATAAACCAAGGAAGTTCTTTGATGAGTTTTTCTTCAACTTTAGTGCAGCAAAGTTTTAATAAATGGTCTGCTTTTTCTTCGGAGATTCCAACCGTTTTTAACGATTGTAATTCATTTTCTGATAAGTGGAGTGGATTAGCATCTAAGTTATATCCATATCCAATGGTGAGTTTTCCCGCAGTACAATGATAGGTGTTTTTGCGAAAACCTTCGTGTTTCTTAAGGTTATCTGCTTGTATCTGATTAATTGGCATTGAAGTACATCCTTATAACTTAAAATTCGTGATACGGGCGAGCATAGCACATATCACGAATCAAGTCACGAAATTCTAATCTTTAAATATCACATACTTTTGGTCTTTAAGCATTTTAATGACATCGTCAATATGTTGATTAAATAACCCACACAATTCATCTGCATCTGGTGCGGACAATTCATCTTGGTTCTCAATAAACTCTAATGCTTCTTCATACATTTCAACCAAAGATTCATTTTCATCTTCAAGTTCAGCAATGATGATTTCCGCAGAAGCGAGTTTTGTTTCAGTCACAGCATTTATTGCTATCTGTGTTTTTAATTTACGTTCAAGGTCACGATAATCATTTTTTAAACGCAAATAATCATCAAGTAAGTCACTTTCTAAATCACTCAACAAATCAACAATATTTCCCATTTTAGTACCCACTTGAGTTAAAACCGTTATCACCACGAGCTGAATCATCCAGCTCATCCACTTCCACATAGTTAATTAGATTCACAGGTATTGTGAGTAATTGTGCTATTTTATCCCCTGTATTTACTTTATATGCATCACTTCCGTGATTATATAAATGAACAGCGACTTCACCAGTATAACCTGAATCAATGCATCCAGCACCAACTTCAATGTTATGTTTAACAGATAGTCCACTACGAGACCACAATAAACCCACACACCCTTGTGGGACATCAATACGCAAGTTTGTTTTTACAACTTTGCTTTCACCCGCATAAATAATAACTTCTTCACTTGAATATACATCTTGTCCAGCATCAAGAGGGTTGTTTCTAGTTAATTTACCTGATTGAATTTTACCAATGCCCCTATTTTCAAGAAGTTCAACACGATTTGCTAAATCTCTTACTATGTGAGCCAAATATTCAATATCACCCATAAATACCCCCTTTTGTAAATGGCGTAAAACAACTGTTACGCACGTTAGTTATTAAATTAAATACATATCTCACAGAGCCTTGATGCTCTATTCTCTGTGAGTACAATTTACACATATCCTTACTTGGACAATGACTATTAAGGCAAACTTTCTTCATTGATAAATCCTAATTCAAATTGTTTTTTGGTTATTTCAATTAAATAATTAGTATTTTCAATCCTAAGATTGGTCAGCAATAGTTTATAGGTAACGTCTTCTTCATCATTAAGAAGTCTAACAGCATAGCAAATACTATCCATTAGTTCTTCTTTTAAATGCTGTAACCACTGTGCTTGAGATAAATCTGTTCGCTCAAGGGTCACGCCATACTTTTTTAATCCAGTCTCAGCACGGTGCTGAAACTCTTTTTCAAGTTGTTGTGCTATTTTTTCATCAGTTGTGAATTTTAACACTTCACAGATACTATCTTCTATCTTACTCATAATGT